ATTAAAGACCCAGGAAAGTTGAGTTGTAGGGTTTCCCGAAACAATAAGGGACTTCCTCGACTTATTCTTTGCTCGGATAGATTAAGAATACGACAAGGATCATTGGAGCTAGAGAAATTCTATCAGACAGTATTCAATTTATATCGGATATTGTCATTTATGGGGAAACCTAAGTTGGAGACTATTACAGCTCCACTTAGTGTACCTGTACAGCCGATAATTACGGCTCTACGGCCATTGATTCCTCATTTTGTGTCAGCCATTTTACGGTTACACAACCCGTTCCCTTCCCGAGAAGGAGGGGTAACGTGGGTGGGTCTTACAAAGGTGGTTACTCCCGGGAAACCGGCAGTAATGGAGTGGCTTATCTCTCGATACGCCTCTCTAGAACCACTTTGGCTTGCTAAATCAGCAGCGGGAACTCACCATGAAGGAATTCAAGTTTCTTCTCATCCTTATTTAATGATAAGAACAGTAGCTACTCTGATGAAGTCCCCCGTATGGGGATCCTTTAAGTACTTCCTCTCACTTCTTCCTGTCTACTCTCCTTTTCTAAAAGCTTTTCTCGCTTGCGAGAAAGCGGCTCATTTATTTAAGCCCTTGTTTACTTTAGGTAAACTTGGATTAAAAGAGGAGGCAGCAGGGAAAGTGCGGTTGTTTGCGATGGCTCCCACTTGGTTTCAGCTTCTATTGAAGCCCTTGCACGATTGCATCTTTGCGATCTTGCAGGGAGTCCCACAAGATGGGACTTTTAACCAATTGGGCCCATTAGCGAACCATACCAACTATAAATACGCAGCGTCTCTAGACCTAACAGCTGCGACTGACCGGCTTTGGATTGAAATCCAAAAATGGTTAATCGCGGAGCTTACGGGCTCAGTCGCCTTTGCGAATGCATGGGCTGACTTGCTTACGGGTATAGAGTACTCGCTGAATAGTGTGCAGTATGGCCTTAACGAAATATGTAAATATTCCGTTGGGCAACCGATGGGAGCATTAAGCTCTTGGCCGAGCCTAGCTATAACACACCATTTCTTGGTTCAAGCGAGTGCTTGGAGAAGTGGGGTTGTTTCGGTTGGAGTTTGGTTTAAACATTATGCGATTCTAGGCGACGATATCGTGATTTTTAATCGAGATGTCGCTGACGAGTATAGAAGGTTGATTTCCTTAATTGGAATGAATATTGGATTACACAAATCGATACTGTCCCGAAATGGGTCAGTGATTGAATTCGCAAAACGAATTTTCCACAATGGTGTGGATGTTTCTCCAGTACCCTTCAAAGAGTTCTTCGCAGCCTTATTTGGCTACGGGAACTTCCTGGACTATGTAAGAAAATATAATCTTACTCTAGTTCAACTCGCTAGAGTGCTCGGATATAAATACCGAGCGTTGTCGAAAATCGGTAGTGGGTTTAAATCAATGCCGAGTGGAATTAAACGAATTTATATCGCTAGTTCCTTACCCGGAGCTTCAACTGAAGTTCAGCCCTTCTTCCAGTTAGGCTCACCGGTTAAAGCTCGGTGGCCAATCTCTCTGGATACCTTCTGGCGACAGTTTTCTCAGTTAGAGTTCAGGGCTTTGTTGAAAGCCGTGGCTTCTCGAATTGAGAGAGCTTTAAATGATCCTTCACAATTTACTACCCTGACAGATTTATCGAAAGATAAATTGTTGCTAGATATGATATCTAGTAATTACCTAGTTGCCATTGTCCCTTCGGACAGCGGTAACTGGGCTTCAGGTGCAAGGGCCTTGCCCTTGGAGTACATTGAGGGACCAGCC